TCACTTCCCTAAATCAAGAAAAGACTTTGGAGGCTTACTGATAATCATTTGTACACCATCTTTCGTAGACTTAAGTGATTTCATTAACTTTCTAGCCGCATCAGGTAGTTTACTATGCTTGACAACCAGATAACCTCCCCTAACTTTTTTAATGACACCATCTCTTTCAAGTTGTTCAAAGTCGATCGCTGCGTACTCTTTTGCTTGTGCCACTATTGTACTTAATATCTCTTCTTTGGATACATCATTTTCATTTTTCATAATAGCCTCGAAGCTCATTTATACTTTTTTAGATTATCAGCATAGTCTATGTGTTATCAAGAGACATACTGAAAAATGGTAATATACATATCAAAAGCATTACCGACTATCAATGTTTAATAATTAGATTGTAATCATTATGAATTTTGCTCCACTTAATTTAAAAAAAAGCCCCATAAAGGGCTTTCTAATTAGTTACCACTAAGTAACAAAATGATGATTCTGATAATGTCAGATAGTGGGAATGAGAATAAAACGATACCAAAGTAATCTATGATAGGTACTAAGATATAGTTATAAACAAGAATACCAGTACACGCATAACCTAAAAATGATCTCCAGCCTTTTCCAGCCTTGATCTCTTCACGGTTTGTTTCCTGTGCTTCACTTGTTTTTTCTGTTTCAAGTTCGTCTTTTGACTTAGCAACTTCGGTTTTGTTCTTACTGATAAGACTTATACCGCTTTTGATAAGGTCAATGATAATACTTAACATATGTTATCCTTGTATTTGGCAAACACAAGAAACTACGCGATGACCTTTAAAGATGTGGTTGTAAGATAATAGTACCTTTACTTCTACTTGTTCTTTCATTAGTTCAACCATCAATACATCATCCTCATTTACTTTAGGTGTTGTATGATGATGAAAACTATATACGACTAAATCACCTTTTGTTTTATCTACTTTCTTTTTTATGAGCTTACTACCAGATAGTGCTTTATCATATGGTAATGTTACACTTACTGGTTGGATTGTCTGAAAAGAAAAATCTGTTAGTACAGAATGATCATAACATGGGAAATTTTCTAAGTTATCCATCTTACTTCCTCCAACGGTAATCAAACGTACCGCGTAATGTTCTTAATTGTTCTATTACTTGCTTCTCGGTTTCATCATAGAAATCAAACAATGGTTTTCTACCAACGGAACCATAATAACCAATCACCCTTTGTTCACGTGCCAGTTTAGGATTACGTTTAGAGGATTTCTTGGTAGTGTCGATTAAGTACGTGTTACCGTTCCTACTCTTCACCTTTTTGTATTTATCACTCTTGGTTCTTGAACGTAGCTGTGTAATGTTACCTTGCTTAGTTAACTTAGCATTCTGGTACGGTATAATCTTACCTTCATTAACACGTTTATATGCTGGATCAAGAATGTACTTTAGATATGATGTTTGATTAGGTAATAGAATGATTTGGTTCACTGTATTGAACTCACTTATCTTTCTAAAGTTAAAGTACATACTCTTTCCAGTAAACGCGACACCACCACCCGCAACATCATTATTAATCTTTCTTTGAATGTGCTGTGTAACAATACGCATACGGCTACTTAATTCTTTCTTAAATTCTTGTCCTATCTTTGGGCTATTCTTGTTTATGAATCGCTTCATATCACTAGGGCTATTGCTGTTTCTCCAAGCCATATCTATTCCTTAATTGAGTATTTCATATAATGATTGAAGGATTCCGCGAATACGTACAGCATCTTTCCCACTTGGTAATCTTGCCTTATGCATTACAGCAAGGTTTAGATTACCCGTTTTTAGTCCTTCGTTTATGATTAATGCTGTTTCTACAAAAAGTGTTTCTTTCATCGAAGGGAAAGCCCACAAAATGGTTCGAGTATAATTCACCCCTTCTTCAATCTTGTAATTAACTATCTTTGAACTTGAACTGTACTCACGCCATCCGTTTTCTATTGAATTATCTTTTAGTTTAGTAATGTCCTTAACTCTCTTGTACATCTGTTTGCTACCTATGTAGCTTGTGTTATCTTCAAATTGGAACAAATACACGAATCCTACATAACTACCGTTTGTTAATTCCTTCTCACTCCAATCTTCGTTGTATTGCCATGCTTCCATATAAATACCTTATAAAAATTATCATAAGGTATTTATTCAATGGATATAAAAACACGACTAATAGATTATGAGGGATCACGAGCATATCAAACACGTATGGGGTACTTTAGAAACAACAAGTATTATCCATATAAGGATAGTGAAGGGTTCTTAACCGTAGGATTCGGGCATAAAGTACTACAAGGTGACAATTTCAATAATGGTATTACTGAAGTAGAAGCACTTCACCTACTTGATAAAGATATTGCTATAGCAGAAAGCCATCTAAGTAAACTAAACCTAATCATTCCAAAAGATTGGCAAGACTTCATGATCATCATGATTTTTCAACTTGGCCTATCTGGAACGATGAAGTTTAAAAAGATGATTGAGGCACTACGTGATGCCAACTACCCCGAAGCAATTAAACAAGCGAAAGATAGTTTATGGTATCGTCAGACACCAAATAGAGTTAATGCGATGATCGCACAATTAACCAACAAATAAGAAAAAGGGATAGTACCGTAATTGATACTATCCCTTTTTTTTGTTACTGCTTTGATTGTTCAAGAATAGTAATAATCCTTTCAAGTTTGATATCCAATTCGTGAATTTGAATTTCAAGATTTCGCAAGGTTTCTTTCATCTTGTCTTGTTCGTCGCTTAGACGTGTAATGTTACTATCTTGTACCGCAATGGCAGTTTCAATATCAGATACACGACTTAGTAAGTCATTAGTATCTTTTGTATTGTCACGGAAAATAGTATATATCAGCACTAAACCACTAATAACCAAAGCAAGAATTGTTCCCATACCCATTTAGTACTTCCCTATTTTATATTTTGGTAATAGTATTTATTACGCATTATATAAAGGCTGATCACCAGCACGATATAAGAATGATGACCAGTTAGCAGGAACATTAAGTGAAGCAATACCACTACGTGAAGTTGTACACATCACATAGATATAATTCCAGTTACCACGACCTACAGGCGGAACATATATAGAATTCAATCTGAAAGATGTAGAACTACCACCGTTACCAGCATCATAATAATAGAGATTAGTTAAACCGATTCCATCACCACCCATACGAATATAGAAGTATTGACGTTCATATGAGGTTAAACCAATTGATAAATCACTATCAAAATAACGTGGAAAATCTTCACCACGTATACGCAATGCTATATAGTGTTGGTTAGCTACTGGATTTAATGCGGCCTGCCCACCTGATACAGTCTTAGAGCCAAAGATAAACGGTACAGGGTTGATACCAGTTGATTGTGGACGGCAAATATCACCAACGATACGTGCGGCACTTAGAGTACCAAGAATGTTACAGTTTTCATTGATAGTAACGTTATTCAGTACACCAGATGTTGCCTGTATATTTCCACGTACAGATACGTTACCAAACCAGGCATTACCATTTTTATTGATAGCCCAACCATTCACACCATCCCAATTACTGGATTGTATCTGCTGGCTAATCTTCGCTGAGTCGATCACGCCGTCCATAATGTGGGCGTTACGGATTGCGGCATTGGCGATTTTCGTATTGTCTATTGCGGCATCCTGAATTTTCGCACGGGAAACGGAAAGGTTATTTATCATAGCCTCATTGATGCTCGCTGCTGCTATCACCGCTGAGTTGATATAAGTCTTACCACCCTGAACCACAAACGGATATACCCTGTCTGATAGCTTGGCACTGTCTGTACTGATGATGCTAAAGCGATCCGCCATGACGGTAAACACCGATGTTTTTTCATCTGCTGCTAAGGCAATGCCCGTTACGTTACCGTTGTTTGATACCTGTAGCTGCCAGCGTGAACCAAGTTCATCTACGATCTGTTTCTCAACAATGCCAGTAGCCGTATCACTGTTAAGTAGGCTATCAATAACGTCTTCGTTCAATTTACTGTACGGTACTTTCGTGTTTTGGTTAAAACCGATAGTAGGCGACCATACCAATTCATCCTGTCCGAACACGTCATAGGCTGCCACACGTGCGAACCATGAGCCATCTTCAATACCAAACGATGCTGAATAGCGGTTAGCACTGCTAAAGTACTTAGAACCTGAGCTAAAGCCCTCATCAAGTGCGATTTGAAGAACTACCCCCGCATAATCAGGTACGTTTGATTCTGTCCAGTCAATGAACACGGAATCATAACCACTCTTCAAATTGATACCTAACAACTGTGGATGCTGTGGGTTACTAACTTCAATCTGAACTTCTTCACTATAGATACCAGTACCCCAACCATGAGCGATGCTCCCAAACACACGGTAACGGCTTAGGCCATCACTGGTATTCATTGAATATGAGTACGTCCAATTGCTTGTAGTGGTGTAATATGACGTGATGTAATTACGATAGCGGTCATATACACGGATTTCATAGTATTTGAAGAAATCGGCAAAGGTTTTACCATTTACGGCTAAGTTAGCCTGATCATCCCAACGGAAAATAAAATCTTGAGCATAAGTCTGGTTTAAACCCACATCATCATTCACCATATCAAGGTTAGTAATCTTCGGCAATGCGAAAATAACTTGTGGTGTTTGATTATAGATAGCTACTAAATCTGATGAATAACCTAATGTGTTATAAGCCTCAATAGCAAAATCGTACTGTACACCATATAGAAGATTTAATATCTCAAAACTCGTAGAGTACTGCCCTACGTTACCAATGCTGATCCAAACACTGGAATCACTGCGTTTATAACGAATCTTATAACCACGTACAGTTGTATCCTGTGATAAATCCCATGTTAACAGTACTGTATTACCTGATGCGGTTGCCCCTAAGCGTTGAGCCTGTAGATTCGTTGGCGGTTGTACATATGTTGGGTTAGGTAGATTGGTCAATCCATCCTGTGGGAATTGCCCCGGATCTTTTCCTTGATAGATACCATCATCATACGAAATTGCTGTAATCTGAATAATACCCGCTTTATCAACAGTCATTGGTACAGTACGTTGAATTACGCGATATTTGTTATTACTAAAACCTGCTTCAGAAAAATCAATTGTAAACACATCATATACTTTCAAATCTGTTACATAGGTATTGAAAGTAATCGTGTTCGTAATGTACTTAGATTTAAGCAATTCAATGTTACTAAGAATAGCAAGCTGATCTTTATCCTGTACCCATAGATAGTTTAAATCTTTCTTGATAATATAACCATCTTTAGCAATGGATGCGTTACTAATAGCATCACTTGGATAACGGATAATATCTTGTGAATAGTCATTACCTGGGTTTGTATAAGTACTGTCCATTGTATTAAAATAATCAGACTTAGAACCCGTTGTGATATTCACACTACCAAGAATATTCGTTTCATCAAAATGTACACTTGGAATATCTGGAGCATCTACCGTTAGATAGTACATACCATTTGATTCATATAGTACACCACCAAATGTCTGTAGAATATTTTCAATGTTTTCCTTAAATGATTTATCGTACTGAATATTTCCATTTGAATAAAAATGGTTATTAGCACAATAGTTAGCCATATTACGGAAACTTGTCATATCAATATCATTCGGATTCAAACCAAAACCAAATTCTGTATTAGTTATAAAGTCATATAATTGGCTTGGTGGATTACTTGAAGGTTTACGCACATTATCAGTTAAGTCATAGATCATACGTCCACGCATTTCTACCGATAGTGTATAGTTCTGGTTCGTTAGAATCCCATCAATCAATGAGTCGTTGGTTTTCTTGATTACAGTACAGATCTGTACAAGACCATCACCACGCATATTATCATTCCATTGACTGCCGCCATATTGAAGGGCAAGCGTCATAGAACCACCGTATGACGGTTTACCAAAACGTACTTCAATCTGTAGGTATTTGCGGTACTTCTCTATCATCATTGATGTAGGTACTTGGCCTTCTGTGGTGATATACGCACCATCAAGCAGTACCGGAGCATTATCAAAATAGATTTGCTTAATTACGCCTTGTGATTGTTCTCCTGGAACCTGACCAATTTCACCAATACTAATAGCGTGAATAGTACATAACTGATTTGATGTACCATTGTAAACATTCTGCCAAACCACAATAGAACCTAATTTGTTATAGGCTACTTCTGTTGCGTTACGGTTAGAACCACCGTATGAAATTGGAATACCAGTACTTGGAGATGTTGATCGGGCGTTATTACTTCCTGTACTTGGATACGATACCCCCATTTGACCTACATTCATCATCTGTGATGAGCTGATGTAAGATAGTGCTGCTGTACCAATACCTATAGCTATTACTGCTGCTAAAGCTAATCCTGCTGCGTATGCCGCTGCTGCTGCTGATGCCCCTGCGATAATAGCTACGGCTACTGCTGCTATTGCCATAGTTATTCCCCTTTGAATCTATATATTTTGTCTTTCTCATTTGGGATATATTGAGATACGATATAATTTGTTTTACCCTCTGATAAAATAATGACTTTCCCACGCCAATAAACAGTACTGTGACCTGATAAAATAACAACATCCCCATCAAGTGGTTCTGTTACTAATTGGCCTTTTTCTTTACACAATAGATGTAGAGTAGAATAACTACAGTTTGCTTTTGCGTATTTTCTACCTGCTGTTGGTGTTGTGTATTTCTGATAGATTTCATCACGGTAATTACTACCTGTGATCATATCAATGACTGTTAGCACCATGATATGACAATCATTAGTACCGTACACTAGTGGTTCACCAACTAAACCACTTAGGTACTCTGTTATAAATCCGTTTTTCATTATTTCTTACTACTCTTCCAGAATTGTTCTGAACTATTTAGTATTCCGATTAGGTCAAAGAACTTATCACCAGTGTGTAATGATTGGTGTACTGAAGTACTGGATAGTAGGCGTTGTGTTTGGTCTAACTTCTTCCATAATGAATTTAGATTTACTGTAGTTTCATTAGTGGTATTACCTGCTGTGTTGTTGAAGTCTGAACTAAAGTAATCAATGTAACCACTAAACATACGATAGGCATATAGAATACCCCCTGTAGCGGGGTTAACTATACCCATCCAGATATTAACTTTGGCATCATTCCATAAACCACGTAACGCCATAGATAGATAATCCTGGCTTACGTTACTTACTTTCAAAGAAGTACCGTTATTATTAATTTGGTTCTTTTCTACATAGTTAGAAAAAGATGAATCAAGAAAATCAGGTACGGACTTATAACTAATTCCATTATAGTTCTGATCGGCTATAGCATCAGTTAGATATATGTTACTTCCAGTTGCTGGAAGAATATCAATCAACTTAACCATAACCCCACATTGATAGAGTTCTTTTTCTGTTAGAACGGTTTTATTATCACCACGTGTAAGATTCCAGTACGCGATAAGATCCGCATTAGTTAATACATTACTTGGAATTGACATAAATTAACCTCTGATGTTTTCGGTTGCGTTTATTGTCACTTCCATAATGTTTGTACTTGGCATCTGGTATGCTGCGTTTTGTGGTGTAAGAATAAATGAACCTTGAATATTGTCATATTTCATTACTTCCCCAAGTTGGATGTTTTTGATTAATCTAGGGAAGATAGTAATCACGTTACCTGTGTTGGCTATGATTCGATATAGTTTCTTGTGTCCGGTAAACTGAACTACAGTACCAACTTCAAGTGTATTAGCATTAACGGCAACTGATGTTGCCCCTGCTGCCCTTGCTGCGGTTGCCTGTACTTGTGATGCCTGAGTACCGTTATAATCTGACCACCAACCAAGAGATATATCAAACGGTCTACCTTGACCATAAAGAGCATAGAAGTTAGCAAGTTCAGTACGGTTCATCTTGTTTAGAGTTACTTTAAAACTAAGGGTGAAGTACTGCGAACCTACAACACGTGTAATAGTTTCACCTGTCCATGTCTGGTTTTGATATTGCGGTATATTGTCCGTTAACATGAACTCACTGATAAGAGCGTTATTTAACATATTATTATTCCTTTAAAAGTTAGCCCACAATCCATGTGGGCTATATGATATTTATACGTTATTCTTCTGAGATTTACGTGTTGCCTGTACAATAGTATCGGCGTGTTTATCACACATCTTTTGAAAATCAGCATCGGAAATCTGACCATTACTATTAATAATTAACGGTGCGTCAATTTTAATATCACCAGTACCACCGCTATCTTGATTGCTTAGATACTTAGTTAGATCCTGGTTCAATGATTTACCTACTACACGTTCACCTTTTTCAAGATTGTAAGTACCAGTACTTGGTAGTGAATCCCAACCATCATGGGCTTGACCCTGAATAGTTGTACCTTTGATAGTACTGACCAGTTGAGCACCCTGTGCGGCTACCTGTAGACCTGCGGCGATCCCCATAGGCCAACCAAGTTTGATAGCCTCGGATATGCCCTGTTGGATGTTGATCACTGCCTGAGCAATGGCAATACCTTTACTTACGGCAAAAGCTGCCTTAGCCGCTGCCGAGGACTCTCCGAACACGCCAGCCATGATAGTTCCTACATCACCCGCACCAGTAGCCCACATACCTAAAGTGTTTGATAGTGCGTCTGCGGTTAATCGCCCACGTTTGATATCGGCGTTGGCCTGAATCGCTGTTAGCTGATCCTGGTACTCCTGGAATCCAATTACTTTGGCATCGTATAGAGCTTTAGCCCCATCCTGGTTCTCTTGCTGTTCAGTACTTACTTGCTGTACCTGTGTTGGATCTGGTGAGAAGTCCAACGGGTTCTTGTACCCTAATCCCTGACTTGCTGTGTCACCTGTCCACGTCTTACCCGCTGCTGCTGCTTTGGCCTTAGCCTCTGGTGTGGCATTCGGATCACTGGCAATTGCGGCAATATTTTGTGCTTGTTTTAAACGGTCTGTTTCAGCAAGCATTTCATCAACCATAGTTTTGTACTTAGTCGCACGGCTTTTATATTGCTGATCTAACATTGCTGTAATTTCAGTTTCATTCTTACCAGCTAATTTACCTGCTGTACTGATACGTTTTTCAATTTCATCTTGTTCATAGTTAAAACGAATAATACGTATCTGTGCTTCGTTAGTACCGATCTGTGATAAGGTTTGTTCTAATAGTGCTTTTGCTCTTTTAGTTTGTTCATTAATCTTATCTTGTGCGGCTTGTGCTTTCTTGGCTGCTGCTTCATCTTTCTTTGCTTTATCTTCACGTGCTTTATCTTCATCGGCTGTTAGGCTTTTTACTAACTTCTCACGGTTAGCTTTATAACCTTCATCAAGTTTAGCTAAATCGGCATTCATTGCCGCTTCATCACCTTTGTAAGCACGTGCTAAAGACTCTTTAATCGTTGCTCGTAGTTGTTGGTGAGTAGCATCAAGAGTATCAATCTGTGCTTGTGTCTTTTGCTTCGCTGATAGATAAGGTTTCAACGCTGAATCAATAACACTCTTATCTGAACCCTTGTTATATTGCTCTTGTTGTTTGGCTAAAAGATTATGTGCGGCATCAATATTTGCTAAAAGATTTTCAAAAGTCTTATTATTAGCTTCTTGTTGCTTCTGCTGTTCTTCTACCACCTGAGCACCATAGATAGACGAGTTTTTCTGAATCTGTTGTTGGTACTGTTGTTGGTATTCCTGTACTGCCTGTATACCCTGCTTACTCGTAGCTGCTGCGGCTGCTGCCACTGGCTTACTGTTGAGTATCTTAGTCATTAGATCAAGAATATCAGCAAGACTTTTAGCAACAGGGGCAAGTGTTGAATTTCGCCACGTATCCCATGCTCTTGATAGATTATTCGTTGCCGTTCTATATTCTTCAAATTGTCGTGATTGCTCTGCCGTTAACTGAATATTTTCATTAGCAAGGCTATTTTGGTACTCTTGTTCAGTACTGAATTCTCTATATACAGTCATGCGTTTAGTAGCATCGTTAGCTACAGTTTCCATCATCTGTACAATCTGAGCCTGACTAAAGCCCATTTGTTTAGCTTGATAGTAAATCTTAGCAATAATATCTTCACCACTTTCTGCTGCTTTCTGTAACTCAAACATATTTAACTTCAATGGTTGAATTACATCGGTTAGCATAGAACCAGCGTTATTAGTGATAGCATCGCCTAACTTATCCTTAGCATCTTTCATCTGGTCGGCTACTTGATCCATAGTCAGACCTACGGACGCAAACATATTAGCTGCCTGTTGGATCTGCACTATGCCAGTTTGTGATAGTGATGCTGCCTGAAAGACTTCAAACGCCTTTTCTGATTGTTCTTGTACGTTAGCTAAAGTGGCGGCAATGGCGATACCTGCGACCCCTACCGCACCAGCGAAACCAGACATAGCTTTAGCCGTGGTTGATAGTCCGGTATTGAAACCACCAAACACCCCGCCAGCACGATCACCAAAATCACCTATATCATTTGCTGCGTTTTTTAATGATTTTTGTAATCCAGATTCATCACCTGTGATTTCAAATATCATTGATTGTTTATTATTGTTTGCCATTTGGCTTTACTCCCATCCAATTAAGCATGTTTGCTTTTTGTTGATCTGCGATCTTCTTCTCCCTTTCTGCGTGTTGTTCAGCTAAGGTTTTATTTGAAATGATGTTCAATGAATCGAGTTCATAGATACTAAATTTCGGTATATCTTCTTTCTTGATATTGCCAGTACTTAACCATATTGCCTGTAATAGTTCTGTATGCCTGATTTGTTCAATTTGTGATGAATCAGGATCAACCGATTCTTTGAAAACTAATAGGTAGAAGAAAAGCAAAACGGGCATAGTGTAGAGATCATCCACACTACACCCGCTGTTATACAATAAAGATAGTGATAGTCTGAGAATCGGATCGCGTCTTACTTTGCCTCAACATCCTCAACATTAAAGGATTTGGCAAACACTTTACCGATCTCGGCATTTAGTTTTAATTGTACTGTTAAATCAACATTCTGTTCAACTTGTTCAGGTGAATCAAAAATCTGTTTACCACTTTCATCAACCACACAATAGAAGATCGCTTTATATGGATCTGAAACTTCTGCGTGTTGGGTAATTGATGGTAGTTTGATGTATACAGTACATTCTGGTGTTAGTTCTACTGGTGTTAACTTCACACCAATAGCTGTCATAAGATTAGTAAAATCCATTTCGCTTTATCCTTGTTAGTTGGCTTGTAGTATTTAGTACTTAACGATATTAAGAACCAGTAACTTCACCAACCGCAATTGGAGCACCAGTAACAGAAACTACGAAATCACGAGTTACCACACCATCAAAATCACCGTTAACTACATCTGAACTTACATAACCGTTTACGATGCTGTAATAAGCCGCACCATCTTGATCATCAATATTCTGGAAATAAGTTACTTTAACTTGAATTAGGGTTTGTGCTGCTGCGGCTGCGGCAAGCATTTCTTGGCCTACAGCACCTGGTTTCCAGTTAACAGTTAGAGTTAGATCCGGTACTGAACGAGAACCAAGCAATTTCTTAGCGTACTGTTGACCGAAAGTGTTTACACTCACAACGTTAGATTCAGCACCTGCCGCTGATGGAAAAGCACCAACTTCTTCAACAACAGTAAAGGTAGTTGCCTGACCACCACCAGTAGGAGCAGTTGCGATTTCCACTTTGACATTATTGCCTACAAAAATAGAATTAAAAGCCATGTTTAATATTCCTTTATATATTTTGGGTATCAATCCTTGATACCCCTTCTGTTTATTTATATATGTTGGTTGTAGTACTTCATGTAAAGTGCTAAACCTCTTAGTAGTTCACCTGTATAGAATCCAAAGAACATTGAATTGTTCTGTGGTGTTGTAGGTGTTCCACTTCTGATAGCTGATGACCAGCCACCATTCATTACGTGATTAGCTGAAACTACGTTATAGTTCTCTTGAATTTCCGCGAATAGTAAATCAAGTAATTCGTGATCTGGATAACCTGCTATTGCCATCATTGAAGCACCAGCAAGCCATAAACCAGACATATGACCCGTAAAGCCATCATAGATAACTTCACCATCATCTTTAAATCGTGTTGGTGCGTGACCATCATTATTTTTCATGAACCACTTCAAGTAATTCATCCAGTTTTGACAGTACGTAATAATGTTCTGCGGAATAGCAGAATCACCACGTTGATATAGTTCATGGACTACATCACAACCACCAAAGAACGCACGAGGTTCATAACCTGACCATGCTTCTTCATACCAGTGCTGCATAATAAATTGATCTGGTTGTCCATCAGGTGAATATGCTAATGCGTCCTGACGGTTCCATACATAAGCCTGAGCACATGGACCAGGTAAAGTAGGATGGAATTTATTAGTAAACCAATCTTGAGCATCACATAAGAACTTAATACTATTATTTAGTCTGGTTTGATCAATTGTAGTACCTTTGAAACACCATATAGCGGGTAGTTGATAACCTGGATATGGTAGACCACGCCAACCGGAATACAGTTGAGCATATGGATCTGTGATGTTACTAAATGGTATTAGTCCGGGTGTATATGACAAACTATCAAGCATGTAATTACGAATTACACAATCACCTAAACGTGCTGTATATCCACTACTGGTACTATCGTTGAAAGTTAGAGAAACCAGTACTGAATAATCACCTGTACCACCATCATTATAAAGTGCTGGCAAATCGTTAACACAATACCAGTCAATACGACCTGAGACACCATCAACCGGATCGGTATCAAGTAATAGTGTAAACTCTTCACGTCCTGTTAGTGTTGGTTGTCCTGGCTGTTCATCACCTTCTTCATGATCCGGTTGATAAGAACTCAATTTAAAATCCAGTACATTAAACGTTTGTGTTACCCATGCCCCGTTGCTTGCTGGTAGCATAGCCCACCAACGCCAACCGAGATCATCAATAATACGAATGTTAAAATCATCAGCATATGTTCTATATGTGAAGGTGTTTAAGTCCTGTGTTTCATCATCAAAGATCCAGAAACCAACTGTAGAACTACCGTCAGAATCCATAGTAGTAGAAATCACGTTGTCATAGTACGTTCCAGCGATACCGGAAACATATTGAAGTGAAGTTACTGTATTATCCCCATAATCGGAAACCATTCGCATATCTGCTGTTAAGTACTGTCCACCATCAGGTTTAGCAATTCTGGTAAAATGGTTCATTGGGATATCCATAGATATAATACTGTTGTCAGTATTGGTAATGGGTAAACCGCAACGGTATCTAATAGCACCATCTTCTGTTTTAGTTTTATTAACTGTCATTGCTACAGCAAGGCTTAGCGGTTTACCAGTTGTATCAACACCACTATATTCAACATGGAATGATGAACTATTATTAAACTTGAACCATATGGATTGTTGTTCAAGTGTTGTTTGTGCTGAGGCACTTTGATTAATGACAATATAGCCATCTGAATCACGTGAATATGATGCTACTTGATCACTTGGATAGAAATAATCGTATGAGATACCATCTGTAAAAGGCGTTAAAGCAATAGCACTCTTACGAAAGAACATATCAAATTTATCAATATCAGAATAACCAGTACAAGTAATTAGTGAATTCTGCCATGCTAAGTAATAGATACGTTCGCCTGTAATATCCCATAGTAATTTACATGCCTGACAGAACCACAATTCAGCATCTGAGGCGTTATCAGAAAAGTCGAGCGTACCATAGTTATCAATAGGTACGTTTACTGGCCTGTTGTGCCAACGCTCATTACGCCCCATGAGATAGCCACCTTCTGATACGGGGTTTTTAGTTGCGTAGTTGAAACGGTAATTACCATTTATTGATGTGTCCTTTAGCTGTACTGTACCAATCTGACTTGTTAGCCCTTCTGCCAGTACATCACCATTGCTATCTACCTTGCGGCCTGTACGGTCTACAATCCAATCAACATCATAGGTAGGGGCTTTAGTATCCCAATCAATGCTATCTTCACTGGCTAACCATGCGTAGGCTGTTGCGTTAACCTGGTTCCAACCAAGCCCCGCCCTTTCTGGAAAGGCAAACCATACAGCATCAAGGTATTCACCATAGTTAGGTGAACCATGAGGTATCTGTGTTTTTCCGTTCGTCCATGTGAACAATACACCCTTGAACCCGCCGTGAGTTGGATACTCTGGATCTAATGGGTAATGTGCCAGTACTGGAGCTTTGCCATTACAGATCCAATTACAACGTAATGAACCATTAGGTGGATCGGGAAACGCTACCCCACGAAAGAACGCCAAATGATAGGCGTTGAAAAAGTCTTTAGCACGTTGTAGATAGTACGGTTCTTTGGTTGCCTGATACGCATAGATAGCACCAAGAATTGCTAAGGATTGTCCTTCTGTGGTTGCGTCACCGTCCGGTTGTGCCTCCCAGCCTGTTTCCGCTATAAAGTGCCTGTTGTTTGCTAAAACGTTTTGTGGGTTTAGTACAAAATGATCTGTTTTATTGTCATTAACTAAACCCGTATTACGTTCTAAAAATTTCCAATGCCCTTCAATCATCTGTTGGGCATTGCTGATATTTTGTTTTCTTATCATTCTCTTAGATCCGCCATTAGTAAGGAGCCGTACCAGGTACTCCCCCCATCGACAGTTAAGAATTGAATCACATCAATTGAGTTCTGAGTAAAGGTTAATACTGGTTCACGACCATAAGACCAAATAACATTAGAAGGCCATGAAATTTTATTTGCCCCTGTTCCCTGTGTTAAACACATAGTAATAGTTTGGCTATTTAAGTTGCTTCCACTGCCATTGATTACACTTAGTTGTGTTACTGCTGCGGTTAGTGTTGCTTTGAATACACGTTTACCATCAGACATATCAAGTTCTAAAGTATCTTCTACGTTATTTATTGTTAGAAGGTCTTGAGTGATAGTTACTTTGGTATCAATGTTCGCTTGTAGTGCGGCATCTTTAGCATCAATTTGTGCTTTTGAATACGTTCCCACATCGTTATAGTTCAAGGTTACGTTACTGTTAAGAGCATAACCGTTAATTGTAGTGATACGTAACGCAAACAATCCGTTACTTTCAGTACGGGAATATACATCACTAATATCTGCTGCTACCAATTGAATGTTAGTACCAGATAATGGCTTGTTATTGATTAAGAACGTCTTAGGCACATAAGTACTATTACTAAATGCCAATGATGCCATATCAGTAAGTTGTGTTTCCGTTAATGTAATATTAGAACTTAATGGTAATCCATTAACAGTAACCGTTTTAGCAACAAAGGTATTATTAACCTGAGTCTGTGAATACACATCAAGAATATCTGCGGCTACTAAGTTCAACGCCGTTCCTGATAATGCGTGTCCGTTTAACTGGAATACTTTCGGAACTATGTTTGAATCAATGTAGGTCTTAGAGTAAACATCACTAATATCTGCTGCCACTAAAGTAATGTTGGCTGTAAGTGCTTTACCATTGACAGTACGTGTGATTGGTACGTAGTTACTGAGATCTGTAGCGGCTGCCGCACCAAGTTCTGTTAACGTTGGTTTATCGGCACTGGTATAGACCTTGTACCATGCCCCGTTACTTGCTGTTGAGAAGTTACGAATGTTCAGTACTGGCGTACCGGTTTTGTTCATTACTAATTGAGTACCGTTAGAACCATCAAGGTTAGTGATACCCAACATATCAACACCTGTTGGTGCGTTGGCTGCTGCGATCTTAACGAATGAGTTACCATCACGGCCTTGATAGCTTGGGAACTCGTTACCGTTCGAACCAACGCCCCAATCACCACGATAAAGTTCAACTACAGATTCATCAAGAATACCTGCTGATACCTGGTTTTCTGGTGTGAATACGTATGAGCGGGTAACAACCTGATCCATATCTGACGTATCTGATACGCTGGATAAGTACCCGTTATAAAGCACATAGTTTACGGTTGTATCGTTTGAACCTTCATCAAGCATTTCTACTTTGACTTGTACTAACTGCTGAGAATCAACAGCAGAATCAAGTACGGCGTTTTCACCTGGAACGTAGTTAACTTGAATAGTCATATCACCATATGAACTATCACCCGCTACTTTAGAGGTGTAAGTACTATCATATGTTTCTACAGTTGAAACAGAAGTTGATTCACTAAAACTTGGAAACGCTGAAAGGTTTTCAACTTGAACAAAAGTACGGGCATTTGGATCAACGTTGGTTGTATCGGTATTAATCCATACTGTAGTTAGATTCCCTAAAAATGTTTGAGCCATAATTATTCCCCATAGCTAAAAGATAGTGTTTGCGTGTGAACATATGCGGTTTCCGTGGCTTCGGCTTGGGAAGTCATAAGACTATCTTCAATTCGGATATTGAATAATGGCATTGGAAGTTGCTGGTTTAGTTCATCAAAGAAACCAGATGTATAAAGTGCTTCAAGAATCTTTTCTATTTCATCCGAAGCACCTTTATATGATTGTCCAACAGCTACAAACTCAACTCGAAATTCACATAAATTTCTAATAGTTGATGGTACGATTTGATTGTTTACAATTTGATTTGCTTTGGCTATCTGTGTACGTTGTACTGAAGAATCACCAATATAAACCATTGTAGTATCATCTACTGTTGCTTTTGATGGATATTGTAGATTAACAATTACTGCTAATTTATTAATCAAATACTTTCTTATTGTATAGTCTGCCGTGAACATATTATATTTCCTCTTCTAAATCGATCTTGCGAATATAGTGATAGTTAGAGATACCGCTTGAATCATCATCTATTCTATTTACTAGGCATTCGGTGTTATCAATTGTGAATGTACTATTTAGTTTAATTCCTGACTTGGCACTAAAATATGTTACGGTAGTTTGACTATCATCGAAAAAAAGCTCGTCTTGTTCAAAAATTGCGGTAATCGTTATTGATACACCATCTTGAACAATGACGAGCTTTTCACCAAAAGCATTTAATAGATACTCTATTTGCGAGTTACTAAGAAATGCTCTCATTTGTCATACCTGTATTAAGCTAGGTTTAGTACTAGGAATGCTTCATCGTGTGCTAGAGCATGAGATTGGAAGCTGAAAGTACGTAGAACAATACCCATAGAGTTACGTTGAGTTGTATCATCGCGATCCATAGTTACTGAACCCCATTGAGCCATGATGATATTTGACCAATCGCCAAACACAATAGCACCAGCGGCAACTTGAGTAGATTCAATAATACGTACTGAATCAGCTAGAATACCGTCACCCATATAGCCTTGTAGCAAGTACTTAGCAGCGGTGTTAGAACCATCTAGAGTAGTACGCAATACAGCAGCGGTAGTAGGATGTACAATAGCAACTACATTCTCAACACGGACATTAGCAGCAGCTAGAGTAGCTAGAGCACTAATAACATCGGTTTTGGTTAGAGCAACAGTTAGGGTTACTTCTGGAGCCTTAGCAACAACATCAGCAAGAATTAGACGTTCTAGTTTTAGAGCAGCACCCTTAACCATCGCATCTTGAATATACTGTTCAGCAGTACTAGCAGATTTGATTAGAGTACGAGTTAGTTCAACAGAACCGGTAAAGATTTCTGGCTTTAGAGTGACCTTCTCAAAAGCGGCGTTATAAGATGGTGATGGAGCACCTTCAGTAACATAACCGAAGTTATCAGTGAAATCAGCAGATAGTTTAGGTAGAACTAGATTACCTTCACCTTCGAGATTTGCGAATACTTGTACAGGTAGAGTAGCAAATACTGACTGAGCACGTAGCACATCAATATAAGAATCTGCGTATACTTCTTTAACTAGAGCAGCACCGCCAACAGTAGTAGAAGTACGGACGAAATCACCCGCAGGGATTTCAGTTTTACCAGCAAAATTACCTTCACTTAGTGAACGAATTAGGCCATTTAATACGGATTTTTCCATTTTGATTTCCTTATCATGATTTGGATTTGTATTTGTATTTAGTGTGCGTTTGAAGTCCTCAACTGAAATTCCATTTTCAATTGCTTCAGACACATCAATATTTAGAACTACGCCGATTGATTCCAATTCACGTTTACGTTCCACTTCTTCTGTAGAATCTTCTACTTCAGAATCATCAGTACTTTCTTGTACATCTTCGCGTTGTTCTTCAACGTCGGTTTTATTTATCATTTGTTCAAGCAAGTCTGGACGATTAGCCATTAGTGCTAATAGTTCTTCATCGCTCATACGTACTTCTTCAGATTCTTCTACTTCTTCTTGTTCAGTAATTTCTTCTTCAGATTCAACTTCAGTACTAACTACTTCTGATTCATCTTTGATTTCAGGTTCAGTACTTTCGATTTCGTTTTTATCTTCCATGATCATATCCTTCTGGTTGTCATCATTGTTATTTATCAATGAGCGACCAACTCCGGCGGATACATCGGCTGGCACTGTTACTAGTGATATTTCATATGGGGTAAAATGAGTTACATAGATAATGTTTCCTTCAATACGGTAATCATTAACTGTGTAACCAAAACTAATATGTGTTAATACACCTTCATTGATTTGTTCCCATTCTTTTTCCGAAGCATTGGAAATCTGTAATACAGCACGGCCTACCTTGTCTGAATCAATACGTGCCGCTAGTACTTTGCCAATCAAATGATCTCGGTCATGATTGAAAAGTACTGCCCCTGAATTGTTCAAACGCGATAGGTCTACATTTTCTGGATTACATAGAAGTACTTCGTTATATAACTTCCCTTCTATTTCACGTGCTACAGGAGTTTCAGAACAAAAAGCAACTTCAACGGTACGATTATCAGAATTAATCGCCGTTGGTAGGGTTAATTCCCTCGTCTGTTTTTTGATTTTCATCTAGAACTTCCTTGTTCATATTTTTCTCATTCTCTATTTCTTGAAGTACAACACGTGGATCACCACCCATTTCACTAATTACCTGTGTACGGGATTTCAAACCGGCATCAATAGCAGCTACTTCACATTGAATATCCTTCAATGGATCAAGTGAAATAGGTTTAGTAGGGATATAACGAGCACATACAAGATCATCGAAATCAGAAAAACTTAATTTCAACTTACTATTATTTAGCAT